ACCGGCCTGGAGCCTTTGCAGGCACCGGGGAATTTTGATGTGGCGAATCTTATTCTGGAAGACATGCGGCATACTCTGAAAAAAGCATTGTTCAACGAGTCGCTAGGTGCGCCAGAAGGTACGCCCATGTCAGCTACCGAAGTGCATGAACGGATGGCTGATTTGGCGCGTACCATTGGTTCGGCGTATGGCCGCTTACATACCGAGTTGGTCACGCCTCTTCTTCGTCGTGTTGTTTATTTACTCAAGAAGCAGGGACGTATCAGCATCCCCCTGGTGAACGGCAGAGAAGTCAAAGTTGTTAATTCCTCGCCGCTGGCACAGGCGCAGCATTCTGAGAATGTGGCCCGTGTAGCGCGGTTGGGTGAAATTATGAACGGCATGTTCGGCCCCCAGATTACCGCTCTTGTTTTGAAGGCGGAAGAAGCTGGCGCTTATGTCGGTGCAGAGATTGGGGTGCCAGACAAGCTATTGCGTAATGATGCAGAGCGGGAAGAAATGGCCCAGGCGATTGCCCAAACGGAACAGGTATCCCAGGCCCAGAACGCTGCACAGGGAAATATCTTAGGAGGTTAAGATGGACAAACCAAAGAAGAGTTATAAGCCCCGAAAGGGTGACACTATAAAAGGCACGGAGATGCCGAGCATCTTTAAATACGTTCAGATGTCCGGGACACATACTTTATCGTCCCCCCAATCGTTGTTCGACCTCAACTACAATTGGAGACGTATGCCTAAACGGGAGAACAGCGATGCCGAACGCGCCGTTGGTAAATCTCAACTTAAACGCTTCCTGGCGAACCCGCGAAAATTCAGGAGTGGCCCAGCGGCAAGGAAAAGGAAATAAGAGGTTAAGATGGACAAACCAAAGAAGAGTTATACGCCCCGGCTGAGTTCTGTTATCGGAAGGCTTCAGAAGCTTGAGAAGCCCCGAAAGGGATCGTTGTTCAACAATAAAGCCCCCAAGGAGAATGGTTGGTTCCCGGGGAATGAAGAGCTACCTATCGAAGTCAAGAACCGTAAAACGGGGGAGACTGACCATGATGAGACGGCACGGATTTCTTCGGGCAACATAATCAGCCGGGTCGCTCAAGGTGCCTTTAAGCATAAGCCTATTGACTTCGTTAAGCACGTAGCGAAAGAACGTTGGGAGAACGAAGGTAATGCCGCTCGTGCTGTTCGATCCGGCGCTAAAGCCGATTTAATACGCCGTGGAAAGACGTCTGGGTTAAGAAAAAAGAAATGAAGATTAAGATGGCGAATGGAAAGTGGTCTGGGTTAAGAAAAAAGAAATCTGGATTTGACCCAGAGGGCGGCAAGTATGACCATGACTCTGCCCATAAGGCTGGTATGACGAGGGGTGAAGATGGGCATTACGGCTCAGTTGTTGAGCAACCTGACGGGTCGTACCTTATGCTTAAAGGGCGTCGACACCCTACATACCACAAAGCTGTGGACGCTGAGAAGAAGCGGGGCTACAGGATAGAGAAACGTGGTAATCGGTATTATTCAGTGAAAAACTAAACAAGAAAAAAGAAATAATGAAAAAGCAGCAGGCTATTGGTCCAGATGGCGTCAGCAGAACTCCAGGCCAGGAACAGCGAATTAACGAAGCGTTCTTCCATACCTTTAAGGGAGAGGCCGCTGAATATACTTTGAATTATTTGCGCTCAATCACTATCTCAGCCGTCCACGGCCCAGGTGCCACAGACGGTGAATTGAGACACAAAGAAGGCATGCGTGACCTAATGCGAATTATCAATACCCGGATCGAACTGGGTGAACTTTACAGTAGACAACAAGTGGAGAATTAGTATGGCTGATGGTGGAGAAGGTTCAAGTGCGGAAGCTGGCGGCGAAGGCGGCGAGAGTACTGCCGCAGAAATGCCCGCAGGCGTTCCGACAAAATTCTGGGACGGTGATGCTGGCTCAGTAAATTACGAGGCGTGGGGCAAGTCCTATAATGAAATGGGCGGCAAACTGCGTTCTCAAAAAGCAGAATTAACAGACAGTATCCGAAGTGAATTAGAAACAGAGCGGTTTGCCAACCGGCCAGAAAGCGCCTCTGATTACAAACTGGAGATGCCCGAAAGCATCGCTGAATCCATGCCGGAAGGCGTGGAATGGCAATGGGAAGATGGTGACCCTATGGTGGGTTGGTGGCGCGATGTCGTGCATGAGGCTGGCGGTGATCAGGATATGTTTAATTCCGGCATTGAAATGTATATGGCATCTCAACTTGGCGGTCTTCCTGATCTTGACAGTGAAATGGAAGCTCTTGGTGACCACGCCGCCCCCCGTGTTGAGCGGGTACAGATGTGGGCGCAGCAGAACCTTTCCGAAGAAGGCATGGCGGGATTGACCGACATGATGACCAGCGCCGAGGCTATTGGCGTAATGGAAGAGTTAATGAGCAAGATGGGCGAAGCCCCGTTTTCCGCCCAGGATATTCCAGGTCGAGGTGATGGTACGACCTATGCCGATCTTCGTGCCAAGATGGAAGACCCCAAATATTGGAACCCGCTGCTACGCGATGACGCCTATGTAAAAGACGTTGAAGCTGGCTTTCAGCGCCTTGCGGAACTTGAAGATAAGAATCTAATCTAATTGTGCGTTGAAATTTTCTGCTATAGAGCGGATTTTGGGGAGGCAGATACGGCCCCATCCGTTCCATAGCGGCCCCTCTTGAGGCATACCCGCATTCTTGGAAGCGAAGGCACACCCGTTCAGCAATGAGCTTTGTGTTTTTGTTTTAACTCAAGAGGAGACAGGATATGTCTACTTCCATTTCAACAGCATTTATCAGACAATTTGAGTCTGATGTGCATGTAGCGTACCAGCGTTTTGGTACGAAACTACGCAATACGATCCGGCGTAAGGTCCAGGTCGAAGGCGAAGATGTGCGGTTCCAGAAATACGGTACCGGCACGGCTTCTACTAAATCCCGCCATGGTGACGTTCCCCTTATGAATGTCAGTCACACTACGGTGGATTGTACGCTCACGGATCATTATGCCGCTGAGTATATTGATGAACTCGATATGCTGAAAACGAATATCGAGGAACGCTCCCTTGCCGCACAGGCTGGTGCTGCTGCCCTTGGCCGCAAAACCGATAGCCTTATCACTACGGCAATGGACACAACTACTTCAACTATTGCACATGGTTCCACCGGATTGACGAAGGCTAAAGTATATAGCGCCTTTGAAACTCTGGGCGGTAATGATGTGCCGGATGACGGACAACGGTTCTGGGTTGCTTCCCATGCTGGCTGGACCGATCTTCTGGATGTGGAAGAATTTGCCAGTGCCGACTATGTTGGCGCTGATAGTCTTCCGTTCAATGGAATGACCGCAAAACGGTGGATGGGCTTCTTGTTCTTCACCTTCTCCGGTCTTGATGTCGCCGCCAATATCCGCAAAACCTTCTGCTACCACACGACCTCTATGGGTCACGGTATCGGCAAGGATATCGCCCAGGACATTACTTGGGATGGGCGGAAGCAGGCGCATTTGGTTGTCAATAAAATGAGCCAAGGTTCGGCTCTGGTTGACGCCAACGGCATCATCGAAGTCTCAATAGACGAATCGTAAGAGAGGTTAATCATGGCTTACGCAGCTTCTGGACTTTCATTGCTGGCAACTGCCAACGGGTTTTCCCTCTGGCATTACAGCACAACGGACGCTATCGCTGCCGTTAATAGCGCAAGCTATTTTACGGGCGATGCCGTCAATATGTTGCAAGTGCGCGATGTTATTATCGTGTGTGATACCAGCACCCCGACGACTAGTTTCGTCAGTGTGTTGAGCAACGATGGCTCGGATGTCGATGTCAGTGACGGTTTAGCCGTTACCGAAACCGATACCGACTAAGGATACCGGGGCGGGGCAACCCGTCCCATTCCTTTAGGAGAGTTATATGGGAACGCAAACCGCTATTGACGAGAAGGGGCGTTCTGTCCCGGCTCTCACTCCCTCTACCGTACAGACCATTACCGTTGCCGGAACTTCCGCTGCTATCAGCAGCGCAGTAGGCAGCGGCACTCGGGTTGTACGCCTGATTTCTAGCACCGATTGTCATTATGTTGTTGCAGCCAGCCCTACGGCAGCGGCGACAGACAGTTTCCTACCGGCCAACACCATTGAATATATCAAGGTCAAGGAAGGAAGCAGTAAAGTAGCTGCCATACAGAATGCTGCTGGTGGCACCATGTATGTCACGGAAATGATCTAAACAAGTAACTGGGTAAGTGTATAATGGCGACATCGGATATTGATATTGCTTCGCAAGCCCTGGTTCTCATCGGTGCCAATCCGATCAGTGACTTTGATGAAGGCAGTACTGAAGCGACAGTAGCCGACAACGTTTATGAAATGATTGTGGCGTCGGCCCTGACCCGCTATCGCTGGCGGTTCGCTACTGGGCAGATTGCACTCTCCCGTTTGGCTAGTGGGCCAGTGGCCCGCTGGGATGCGGCTTACCAAAAGCCCACCGACCCAATGCTATTGGCAATCCACGCTGTGACCGTGTTGGATAATCCTATTCAATTCGATATTTACGAAGACAAGATTTACTGTGATGCCGCTACAGACGACATCGTGGTGATGGATTATACCTACCGCTCCGGGACTGCTGATTGGCCTCCTTACTTTATCCGCGCCCTGGTTTACGATCTGGCTGGCGTCTTTGCTGGTTCTATTGCCCAAAAGGGCGAACTGGCGGATCACTATGAAAACCGCGCTGAGTTCTATTATCAGAAGGCTTCCAATGTTGAAGCCCAGCAACGCACAACCAAACGGATTAATGCCCGCAAAAGCCTGATCAATACGAGGTTTTCGTGATGTCCGGGTGCCTTGAACATGGCTGATACACCAGCTTCTAACTTACGCACCTTACAGACGAGTTTCACCGCAGGTGAGCTTGATCCATTGATGCGTATGCGTACTGATCTGAAGTCTTATTTCCAGGGGATGAGAACCGGACGAAATATATCGCCTTACGCGCAGGGCGGTTTTCGTCGTCGCCCCGGCACGATCTATCGAGCAGTGTTGGAAAATCCGAGTATTTTGCATGAATTTTCGTTTGGAGAAAACCAGAGTTATATTTTTGCTTTCTCCAATACCAAGCTGACCATATATGATGAATCAGGGACGTTGGTGACGACGCTGACAGGCGCACCTTGGACTAATGATGAGATTAACGCTCTGACCCTGACTTCTTCTGCCGATACTACCATAGTCTGCCACCAAAACTTCTGGCCTCAGTATATACTGCGTACTGGGGCCAGTTCTTTTACTTTATCGGACTTTAGTTTTGAAGAACACTCTGATGGTTATCCCAGGTACCAGCCCTATTACAAGTTTGCCGCCGACAGTGTAACTCTAGCGCCGTCAGGAACCAGTGGGACAATTACGCTTACTACCAGTGCAAGCCATTGGACGGCGGATCATGTCGGAGCCATTATACGCTATAAAGACAAAGAAACCGAAATTACCGGCTATACCAGTGCCACGGTAGTCGATGCTACGGTCAGGGAGACACTCTCCGGTACATCTGCTGAAACGGATTGGGACGAACAGACCTTTTCTGGTGAGCGCGGGCATCCAAGAGCGGTAAGTTTTCACGACCAGCGTTTGTTCTTTAGTGGGTCAACAGACCGGCCAGATGGCTTTTGGGGTTCCAAGACCAACGCATTCTTTAACTTTGATGTCGGCACGGCTAAAGATGATGAAGCGATTGATGTGACGGTAACGGGTGATCGTGTGGCAGAGGTGCGTCATTTGGTATCGACCCGTAATCTGCAAATCTTTACCAACGGTGCCGAGCTTTATGTGCCGCAAAGTCCTGCTAATCCTCTGACCCCAACTAACGTACAATTCATACAGCAAACGCCTTATGGCGTATCCCAAATGGTGAACCCGGTGAAATTCGATGGTGCGACTCTTTTTATGCAGCGCACTGGGCAAACCATACGTGAGTATGTCTGGAGCGACACGGAACAAGCCTACACATCCGGTGCAATTTCCCTTCGGTCTAATCATTTAATAGGCACAGCAGTAGACAGCGCAGCGATATTGGGTACCGATACTCGACCAGAACAGTACGCCTTCTTTGTTAAAAATGATGGCGATATGACGGTTTTTCACTCGGTACGTTCAGAGGAACTTGCTGGCTGGGGCTTATGGACCACTGAAGGTGATTTCAAAAGCATAACCAGCGTGGAGAATAAACTATTTGCAGCGGTAGAGCGTACCATTAATGGCTCTACGGTTTTATGGTTAGAACAATTCTCAGACGATGAAACATTGGATGCCTCCAAGTTGTTTGCAGCCGATACGGATCGTGTAACCAATGGTGCTTTCGCTGCGGATACCGGCTGGACCAAAGGAACGGGCTGGTCGATTACAGGCGGTGCGGCGGTATGTGACGGTACTCAGTCTACGACCTCAGAATTATCCCAAACCTTTTCTGGCGTCAACGGAAATATCTATAAGGTTCAGTTCACCATTTCCGATTACACGGCTGGTACGATTTTGCCCAAAGTGCTGAACGGGTCTGGTACCAGCGTTAATGATAATGGAACGTATATACAGTACGTCACGGCGGCGGCAGGAACAGATTTGATCTTCCTGGCGAATGCCGCTTTTAATGCCAGTATCGATGATGTCAGTGTTTATGAAGTCACT